CTTGGAATTTGCTTATCAGTCAGTGCGATATGCTACAGGCGCATCCGGTAAGAGTAACAGGCGGAAGACCGTGAAAAATAGCAAAGAAACCATGCGCAAACTTGAGCAACCAGGCGATGCCGTAGCAAGGCGTTTTCCGAATGGATTACGGCACAATAAAGATTTCGGGGCGTATCCAATAAAAGGCGTCAAACGTGCGCTGTTACTATTCGACGTGCATGCGCCATACCATGACGAAGAGGCGCTCGAGTTGGCTGTGCAGCACGGCATCGACTCGGGCTGCGATTGCGTGATCCTGGTCGGCGACTTTATGGACTTCTACAGCTGCAGTTTTTGGGAAAAAGATCCACGGAAACGAGACTTTGCTGGCGAGCTGAAGATGGGGCGCGAGATGCTCAAATCGATCCGCGAGGCATTCCCGGGCAAACAAATCATTTACAAGCTCGGAAACCATGAGGAACGCTACGAGCGCTGGATGATTGCCAAAGCTCCGGAACTACTCGGTGTCGAGGATTTCCAGATCCAGAAACTGCTCAGGCTCGACGAGCTGAACATCCGCATCATGGACTATAGGGCGCCGATCACACTCGGTAAGCTCAATATCATTCACGGGCATGAGTTCGGCAAGAGCATGACCAACCCGGTCAATCCATCGCGCGGGCTTTTCCTGAAGGGCAAATCGAATTCGATCTGCGGCCACTACCACCAGAGCAGCAGCCACAACGAGAAAACGATCGAGCAGAAGGTTATCGGCAGCTGGTCAAGCGGGTGCCTCTGCGACATGCATCCTGACTACGCGCCGATGAATAATTGGAATCATGGATTTATTGAGGTCGAGATGGACGGCGACGACTTCACCGTTCACAACTACAAAATCCTGAACGGCAAAATCTACACCTAATGAGCGACAAAACAATTATCGCACTGACTGGCGCCAAGGGTGTCGGCAAGACAAGTATAGCAAAAGAGATTGAAAGCCGGGACTCTGAAAGTCGCTGCGTCTTATCGTTCGCGGATCCACTACGCCGGATGATGGCGCAGCTGATACCAATGGATGCAATGACCGATCCGGCTCAAAAAGAGGAGCCAATCGAATGGCTGGGCGGCAAATCGCCTCGCCAGCTATTGCAATCACTTGGCACCGACTGGGGTCGCGATATGGTCAGCGCGACGATCTGGATCGATGCAATGCAGCGGCTGATCTCGGAGCAGTCATCTGACGTCATTATTATTGACGACTGCCGCTTTGCGAACGAAGCGCAAATGGTGCATGAGATGGGTGGTGCTGTATTCCAGCTCCATCGTGACGGCGTCAATTACACGCACGAACATGTTTCTGAGGTGCCGATCGCATTCTCAGACGTGCTAATCGACGCCGGCGACATTAAGTCTGCCGCTGATGACATCATTGACGCCATACTGTAGCGTAGGTATTAGGTAAGAAAAGTTGCATATATATATCACTAAAGCGCAGCAGTTTATGGAATTGCTGCGCTTTTTTGTCGGTATCTGTATTGACACAATGCCAAAAACAGAATTTAGATTGCAATATGGACAAACCAACAAAAGAAGAAATGCAGGCTCTTGAGTCTGCCGCAATAGTAATCAGCTGCGCCGTCGGCGCTGCTTTGTTGATCGTGATCGCGGTCATCGTGGAAAGGATCTGCCAATGACACCGAGAACCATCAAAAGCCTTCGGGCGTTGTATTATGCTGCCGAAACGCGCGTGCCAATGCGTCATGATGTGGCTCGGGGCATGGTCGCGCTGGAAAAGATCGCGTGGCCTGCTCGATTTCGCAAAGACTCAAAAGGGCGGCTGATCCGCAGTAAATAATTATGCAAGCGAAGAAACACTACCGAAAACAATCACGCGCGACGCGGTTCGCTAAGATCCGCGAAGCTCTCAAATACAATCCGACCGACGAATCCGCATTGGAAGCGCTGGCCAAATTAGATCAACGATAATGAACGAGATACAAGCATACGATAAAATCAATGACCGCGACGGGCTGGAAATGCTCGGCGCTGCAATTCAACGCTCTGGCATGTTCGGGGCAGAAACTAAGGAGCAAGGCATCATCCTGGCGCTACAGTGCATGGTCGAGAAAAAGCCACCACTGGAGATGGCGAAAAACTACCACATCATCCAAGGCAAGCTGTCAAAGCGCGCTGATGCGATGCTGGCAGACTTTCGCAAAGCAGGCGGCAAGTTCATCTTCGCCGATCTGAAAAACCCGACCATCCAGAAGGCCAAAGTCACATTTGAGGACTACAAAGACTTCGCAGTCGAATACTCGATTGACGATGCTAAAACGGCGGGCGTCTATAATGCCAAGGGCGCATGGGTCAAGTATCCGGGCGCAATGCTACGAGCGCGGCTGGTGAGCGAGACTTTGCGCGCTATAGCGCCGGAGATCGTGACGGGCGTCTATACTCCGGAGGAGCTTGAAACGCCTATCAACGCGAAGCCTGAGCTAAAGCGGGCGCAACCAGTCAACGTGGAGCCTGAGCCAAAAAAGACGCCAGAAAATGCAATCGAGGCGGAAGTCTGCGACAGTGATTTGGACGTCGAGCTTGCCAAGCTGATTGGCGACGACGAAAAGATCGTCAATCTCTATTGGGAGAAAAAGGGCTTGATCGATGGGCTGGATACCACTTGGCGCGATCTTAACGATGACACCAAGCGCAAAATGATTGACCAGTTCGAGCAATTCATGGATGCCGCAAAACGAAAGGCTGCACAATGAGCGACAGATTGATTACACTGCCAGACATCTACGAAACCGAGATTGAAATTATCGCTCAAGCTTTTGAGTTAAAAGCAAATGCAATCCGCGAATCGGAGCAGATTACGACTGTCGAGGACAGCTTTGAAGCGTCGCAAGCTGCGGATGCTATGGCTACGCTCAAACAACTCGAGAAGGGCATCACGGATGCGCACAAGGATGCCAAGGCGCCAGTGCTACGTATCGGGCGACACATTGACGGTCTGAAAAAGGACTATCTATGTGAAATCGAATCCGAGCGCACGAGATTGTCGAGAATGCTGGGCGCGTATCAATCGGCAGAGCGTGAGAAACAACGCAAAGCTGAGGAAATTGCGCGGCGTAAAGAGCGCGAAGCAATCGAGGCAGAAAAGCAAAATCAGCTAGATGCGTTGATTGCAAACGATCAGGAGGCGTTAAAAGCATCCGATGAAGCAATCGAGAAAGTGAAGCGTGAAAGCGCTGCACAAATCGCCAGTCAGCATTCAGCGGTCAAGGGCGTGCGAGTGCGGACATCCATCAAATACGAGATTGAGGACGCGGCTTTGTTATTAAAGCACCGACCTGATCTTTTCTCGCCGGATGAAAGCAAAATTCGCGCGGCTCTTAAAATCACAAAACATATTTCCGGACTTAAAGTTTGGGAGGAATCCAACGCATACTAAATACTATGGCTAAATACACATTCAAAACTACAGACGAGGGCAGTGGCGGAAGCTACATTAAACAAGCGGGGCGTTACACGTTCAAGGTCGATAAGATCGAGGACAAGTTCGTTAACGGTCATGATGTATCAGATATACACATCAGCGACGTTGAAACTGGCGACCGGATGAAGGATTCTCTGCACTACACCGAAAAGGCAGAGTGGCGCCTGATTATGTTCATGAAAGCCTGCAAGCATCCACCGATCTGGCAGTCGCAAGGCATCGAGATCACCGAGGCTGGATTTATCGGCAAGACATTCGTGGCTGACGTGATCATGGAGCAGGATTCAAACGATCCAACCAAGCAATGGCCTCGCATTGATAAGTTCGTCACTGACGGCTATCCGCATGCGTCGCTATTTTTGGATAAGATCGAAGGCTCGGCACCAGCGCCAGCGGCAGCTCCAACGCCAGCACCTGCGGCAACTGTCAAGGAATCCTTGACAGTTCAAACCAATGTCTGGTAATGACTGCACCGACGCAATCCGAAAAAGCCATGCTCGTCGCCTCAATGGCGGCGGGCATCATGGCCAGCTACGAATCATGGCGCGCATACGGCGAGGAATCTGTCGAAGGCGAGACATTTGAGCAGTGGGCAATCAATCGTGCGGTGCCATTGTGCCGTGATATATGGGCGCGCTGCGGAGGCGGATGACACCTCGAGACTATCAGATGCCTGCAATTCAATACCTCGCCAAAATCAGGCGGGGTATTTTGCAGGCGCCTGCTGGATCCGGTAAGACGTTTATGGCAAGCGCGGCACTGGCCGATTGCCTATCTCGGCGCGAAGGCAAAGCGAC